ACGGCCATCGTGGCGCCTTGGCTGGCAATCTTCATCCGCACCGCCGCGCAACGACCCAGCGCGTGAACGCCAATCCATTGTTGCGTCACCTGTTCGCCATCCGCGCCCCAAACATCCACATCCCAAACAGCCGTATCCCACACCGCGCCAAAAACCGTAAAGCTTGGCTGGCCAGTCGGTTCTTTGTTGCCGAAATCCACGTCAAGCGTAATGCGCGGCGCCGGCGAGCCATTGGAAAGAAACGTGGGGCGCAGCATCAGAAACCGCTTCAACCCGCCGCGATCCTTGAAATACTGAAACGCGGTTTTCATGTCCGCCGCGATATCGGCGCCGTTATCGGTCCCGCCAACATCAGCGCGAAAAACCCGCGTTGAACCGCCGAAATAAATCTCGTTGCCCAGCATAGACCATGAAAAGGCGTTCTGCCCGGTAAAACGACACCACGCGCCAGTGATCGTGTTCATCACAAGCTGGACGCTTTGCGTTGCCGAGATCGGCACGTTGAACAAACCCCAATTTCCTGCCGGATAGCTGATGGCCTGCCAGCCGAAATTGGCCCGATACGCCCGCACATAGGTGGCGAATAATTCCCGTATGCGGTCAGTAATGGTTGCGGTATTTGCGGCGGCACGGTCCACATTGATGGCCTGCAAAAGCGAAATCACCCCATCATCCGTAATCAGTGCAGCATCGCCGCCAACCCGAAGGAAAGGCCGGTCGCCAATCGGCGCGCCTACGCGAAACACGCCAATCAAAGCCCACTCGGAAGCCGTGCCGGGATCTGTGCCCTGATAAATGGCCACCTCGCCCTTGTCAGACACGAAAGCCAGGAAATCATCCGGCCCGCTGCCTGCATCCTGCGAAAGCGGAATGATGGCCTTCACCTTGCCGCCCATGCGAAACACCGCGCCCAGCGGGAAGGCTGTCGAATTGCCTGCGATTGCCTTGGTGGCCAAATAATAGGCTGTTGCGCTGTCTTTCTCAATCAACCACAAACGTTCTTTGTGAGAAGCTAGGCCAATGATGTTTGATGAAGTGACGCCGGTAATTGAAGGCGTTGTCCAAGTGCTGCCATTATAGGCGCGCATTGCATCGGCGCCGTTGCAGCAAACAAGGAACGTCCCGCCGGAAGTCGTTTTCACCACATGCTGCCAGCGCGCATTGGTCAAGCCCGACACCACCGCCGCGCCAACCGCGCCCGCCGTAGTCACGTCATAAATGGCGGTTCCAGACGCGGCAAATAGCTTATTCGTGCTGCCGCTTGAATACTGCATCAGGCTTTCGACATTGCCGGGAAGGCCGGTGGCATGACTTTGATGCCCGCGCCGTAGGATCACGTCATTCCCACGAGGGAACCAGTTATCAAGCGTGATGGCGTCTGCCGCATCCATAGACGCCAGCGCATCACGCGCGTTCAAGCCTTGCACCGGGGGCGGGATAGACACCACCCGCGCCGTGCCAGCCGCTTGTTTGGTCGGTCGGATCATAGCGGCCAAGACCCATCTTGGATGCTTGGCACGCGCGGCGCCGGGTCATACTGCCCGCCCATGCTGACCGTGCGCTTGCCGCCATCCCGGCCTATGGCTTGGTTCACCTGCGCCTGATATTCCTGCAATTCGTCAGCATAGGGCAAACGGTTGCGCTTCAACCAGCGCCAAATAATGCCCAACGTGATCAATTCTTCATTGAGTAGCGCCGTGTTAGCGTCATTCGCCCAGGCGTCAGCCTCGCCGAACCCATCGCCATTCGTGTCGACCCAAAAGCGCGACACATATTCAAATCGCACATTCTCGCCCGCCGGCGGGTTTGGAATGATCAGAAAGGCGTTGCCGCGCTGCCTGAAATGCAACCAGGGCGGCCCGACAAGTGAAGCTTTGAGTTGCTGCCATTGTTGCGGATCGACCGGCCCGATCAGGCTCCGGTTTTGCGTGTAATTCCAAGCAGTCTCATTGATGAAGCGGTCGAAATCAGCCGGGATTGCGCCCGGCTGCGTTTCGGATGCAACCGTAGTGAAGCTGCTTTCCTTAGTCAAATTTTGCCATGCCACCCGCCGCGCCAATTCGCGCCCTTCTTGCGTGGCCAAGGCGCGCATGACGCGGATCGTCTCGTCATTAGACGACATGACCGCGCCTGGCATTTGGATGCCAAGCCTATCGCAAGCCGTTTGAACCAGCGTGAGTAGTGACATTTCCGCACCCCTTACCCAAGCGCCGCCGCAACGCCTTCCGGCTTTCGGCCGCGTTTCTTGTCGGCTTCCTTGGCCATTTCATCGGCTAATTCCAGCGCCTCGTTGCGCTCTTTCTGCAAGGCTTCCACTTGCTGGCGCAGCGCCGCCAATTCTTCCGATACCGGCGCCAGATTGGCCCGCGCATCAAGAAGCGCCTTCGCCTTGGCGCGAATCCCAATAATGCCGGGGATCGGCAGCTTGTTCAGCGCCGCTTCCTCAGCATTGGCCAAATCTTCGACACTGCGGATTTCCACTTGTGCCAGAACGCGGACCATTTCCTTGGTAGCAAAAGGAGCAGCATCCAAAGGCATTCCGATAACCGGCGCATCTTGGCCTTCCTTCCATCGGTCGTAATAGGGCTTGATCACCGCCCAAATTTCTTCACCAACCATGCCTTTTTTCAGGCGCGAGACCTTCTCAGCAACGGTTGACCTCATGCTGTCGCCTTTCTTGACCCACCGCACCCAATCCGCGGCTTTCAGGTCGGCGCCCTCGCCAGTGTATTCAGTCCAAAACTCAATCGGCATTATGGCCACGGGCTCGCGGCTTTGTCCGGTTCCACTCATAACGTCATCTCCAAAAAGAAAGGCCGGGGATTGATTTCCCCGGCCCAGTTGATCATCAGATCACAACACCCTGGATCGAATAATTCAGGATGCCAGGCGCCGTGCCAGCGCCAGCGCCGCGCGCCGTGGTCAGAACAATGCCATCGCAAGTAAGCGAACCAGCGGTGCCATCATCGTCAAGCTGGCCTGCCGTGGCGGTCGTGTTCAAGCGCACATTCGCAGCGCAAGACGCCGCTACCTGCACGTTGCACACGCCCTTCACCTGAACCCAGCCGTAGCTGCTGGCAGCAATGGCGGAAGGCGCCACGCCAAGCAAATCACCACGCGCGTCATTCGACGTGCTGACCATGACGGCGCCATAGGCTTCGTCAATGGTGGCCACGAAGTTTGCAGTGATCCCGCCAACACCAGCCAGGACAAACACGTATTCGTTGCCCAGTTGGTCAATGTGACGGTCGCCCAAGCCAAAGCCCTTGCCTTGCGTAAGCTCGGCAGCGGTAAAAGAGTTGAGAACATCAACCCCAATCAGAGTAGTCATGTGTCGTTCTCCTTTCGATTACGACGCGTCAATGAGGATGCCTTGCAGGCTCCGGTTGGAGCATACAAGCTGGCCCTGCCAGAACATCGGGATCACCACCGCATCCTGGTTGATGGAGACTTTCTCATCGTCAACCGTCCAGTTAGCGTCACGATGCGCGATCAATTCCAGATAGTTGGTGTTGAGGAAATACATCCTCTCCGCCGTCTTGCCGAAATTGGCGTTATCGTCAAAGATCACATCCGCATCCACATATTTCAGAGCGCGGAAGCCGGCAGTGCCTTCATCAGCCGAGGCGTAACGCTGCAAGTCTTGCAGGCTTTCCCAATAGGCCGAGAAGAAATCGTGCGATGACACGATCAGATCAGGCTTGTCGCCGCCCCGGACGCAAGACAAATAAAGCGCGTTCATATCGCCCTTGATCGTGCTTTTCGTCCAAGTGTTGCTGCCCGCAATTTCGCGGAACTGGTTGCGCCAGAAAGTGTAGGTCGCGCTGTCAATCCCGCCGACGGTGCCTTGACCGTTCGTCTGGATGATCAACGCAAGCCCGCCCATCTGGTTTGCCAGCGCGCCGGACGAATACAGATCGACCGACATGTTATTCGCCGCCGTGCGCTTGGCGTTCTGGATGCGCGCTTCTGCCAAGTCAATCAGCTTGCTGGAACCGGCATTCATGCGAAGCTCGCGACCGGACGCGGTAATGTGAACCGCCGCCTGCACCCAATCATATTTCGCAGCGGACACAACATCCGAAGCGGAGATGTTCAGCGCGTCATAGCCGGAATAACGCTGATAAGTGCCATTTTCCTGGTAATCCAGGGGGCGCACGATTTCATAACCGCCGTCAAGCACGGTGCGGACACGGCCCCGGCGCGAAAGCCGGTTGTAAAGCGCGTTGTGTTTGCTGACGTTATCCGAAATCTCAGTCGGATGGTTCCGAAGGGTCGTCGTGACCATTTCGGTAAATGTAGCGTTCGGGGACGGCATCGCCGTTCACTCCTTGTGCTGAAGGTTGATGGTTAGCCTTGAA